CCCCCCCTCTAATCCCTACGCTAGTTCGCTAGCGTAGGGCTTTTTTTTGGCTTGACATATTGTATTGTTCCGACATATCGACATATCCAGCTCGACCGAGCCCACTACTGTACACTTGTACACTACTATACACACGTACACTTACTGTACAAACGTTCATTAGTGTACATATGTTTACCTGTACATATGTTCAGTATTAGATACTTGTTGCAACGAACATCCTCTCAACAGATATTCTCTAGAAAATAATTAGATAGCTAATAGTTGTTATCACAATAATTGTGGTGAGGGGCTTTTTATGACCTGGAGGGGGGTACTGTACATATGTCCAGGGGGCGGGGGGCCTGCACAAATACCACGGAGCGTACCCACCAAAAAATAACGTAGCCCATTCTACAAAAAATTCTCTAGAATTCCTACTTCTCTTTTCGCTTAATACGGTGTATAACATATATGACCTCTAACTTTCACTCCCGTTCAAGGAACGTTCTTATGGCCAAACAAATCCCAGAACTACCGCAAAAAATTATCGACAAATTCTATTCCTTCTGTGCTCCACCCGACGCCAATGGTTGCATAATGTGGACAGGAAGAAAATACCACGGAGGATACGGATATTTCAAATACCAAAATAGACAACTAGCCGCACACCGCGTAGCGTTCCATCTTCGGTATGGCGGATGCAATCTAGACTTACAACTGAATCATTGTTGCGTTGAACGTTCAACGGGAAGTCGCATTGATCGCCCAGCGTGTGTTAATCCAGACCATCTCTACGAAGGAACAGAGCGGGATAATATGCAGGATGCTTTAAAGCGGAATAGTGTGGGAAAATTAAGTTTTAATGATGCTACTAATATACGCGACAGATATCATAATGGAGAGTCGTCTAAGAGTTTGAGTATAGAGTATGATGTTACCGATGCCCAAATTAGAGTTATAGTAAATAATAAAAGCTGGAAGGATAATAATTATACTGGGCGAGTTTCTAAAGATAGAAGTAGAAGAACAAGGATAGAACTGAAACCAGTAAAAGTAGATGAATTAAAACAGAAATTTTTAAAGGGAGTACCTAAGAAAGAACTATGTAAAGAATATAAGATATCATATAAATATTGTAGAGAATTAACTTATGGACTATCAAAGTCCAGAATTACAAAGACAGAACTTAAAAAACTTTCTGTAGAGGACAGAAAGGAACAAAAGGAAATGTTGGGCGAGAAAATTAGACAAGAGTTTGCTCAGAGTGAGTTATCTGTCGCCCAAACAATTTATGGTTTGATGGAGAAATATAATCTGGGACACTACCAAATACATAAAATTCTGAAACCATGTTTTACGTAAACCGAAAAAAGTGGACCTCACATTTGCCCAAAAGCCTTTGGAATTCCTACTATTTACGCTTACGCTTGGTAGTTCACGCCCATATTAGTACTAACATTTTATCTTCTAAAATTATTTTAAGTTGATATCCATTCCCATACCTGTTTAGGGGCCAAGTTATTCGACCAAGTTCTACGTCTACATCTATTAGACAATTTTCATCGGGCAGGATTCTATAAGAGGAATTCCTACCCACCATAAAAAGACATTTTCTCATATCCCTTAACTACAACTGCTGGCATTTTTGGAAATGATGCTTTTATGTTGTATTGAGAAGGAAATATTGGTAGCCATGTTTGTGGCTCTGCGGGATAAGTATGAGAAGAATCTATCCACAACCCACCGAGGTTAATTAAAAGATAGTATTTATTTGGGTCCATAGTGTAAGTTGTTTTATTTTTTATGGTAATTATTTCCATGTGGCCCTCCTCATACGTTAATTACGAAACAGGTGTACCCTGACATTATTCTTAGAAATTTACAAACCCTATTATTATCACAAAATCACAATAGAAGACTTGGTAATTTTTTATTTTTTTTCCGTAAGGGGTAAGTATTGCTGTCGCACCATCAGGTATTTTTTTGGGGCCTTTGTCTAGCGGATGGTCTATAATCAGAAGATAAGTTCCCTCTGGTAAAGTATATTGAATGAACGGAACTGGCCCACCAAATATATCAAAAAATTTAGCTTTGGGAAGTTGACTGAGTTTATATATTTTCATTTTACGATCATTATGGTACTACCACTATTGCCCATTCCTTAAACGTTCTTTGTCTTTTAAGACGATGACCTCTCATAGTAAAAAGGTTAACAGTACCTACACAAATTTGAGCAACTGTACTATCATCCATTATTACTATACACGGCGTTTCGATATTATCAAGCCTAACATAACTACGAATGCCGTTAATCCTGACCTCATCTAATTGTGATAATTTAACTATTCGCATATGGGACTACCACACAAACTTCATCTTTAACAGGTAGACCAGTAATTCTATCACCACTTTTAAGTTCATAGAAGTAGAATATTGATCTATTGTAAATAGCGTCTTCATTATCTCTAATTAGAATAAATGTTTCCTTGGGCAAATTCCTAAAAATTGTCCCAAAGACGTTTATATCACGCATAGGAAATTGAGATAGTTTGTATATGTCCATAAGGCTAAGGATTCCTAGGGCAAGTTTTTGAAGTGGATTATGTGCATCTAATCCCACACAACAACCAGGTAAGGTTGATGATGATAAGCCGTTATAATTTTATTACCAAACACTGTTATGTAAGTACATCTCCTAGTACCGAAACCAATATAAGGATGTAGTCTCAAGTTTATTCCAACGTCATTGATTAAAAAAAGGTTTTCTCGTATGAGCCTCTTATGAACCATTTGCCCACGTCGACTAATTGTCTCTAGTTCGGAAGCTTTTATTATATTCATTCGCCTAAATATAACATTACTATGAAAGGAGTTTTTTGAAATAAGAAGTTATACTTTAATTCACCATTAGGGTCTATAGGTTTGTGAAACGGTGTGTGATTGATGGGGTCATTAGTATCTAGTATTAACACAAAAGATTCTTTAATATTTCTTGTTGTGCATAACCTAATATTTAACATCGGGTTGCGTTTACATTCTAGTTCAGACTGCTTAATTATTTTCACTTTTATGGTCCCACTCTCACAATCATGGGCGGATACGGTGGGGCGTGGAAGTAGGGCGAGCCGTCCATATTAAGCAGTGTACCCAAAAACCGCATGGAGTCAACCTCTGTGTCCATTTTTATGAGGAAACTTTTCTCGCCCCTAAAAGTAATTAAAGTCTGATCTCCGTATAAAAAATTATGTCTAAGCATGATACCTATCTCATTTTCATCATTTGTTAACTGCGACAGCAGAAATATTTTCACTTTTCAGCACCCTCGAAGAGTAGGCACGATCTGCCATCCAACCAATCTGGTCCACTATCTACTAATAACCATTTATGGCACTCAAGATTTTCTCCCTGATTCTCATCGTATCTGATGATTTCTTTATCCTTGTTTTGGTAAAAAAATACAGTTCCACTACGATACATAATCAGTGTGTTCATATGAATGTTTGATATCAGGGTAAATTTTTCCAATAAGGGGTAAATACGTTGTTCCAATGGGCGAAGTTTATGGACGCGGATTATCTTCATTATTTTTGTTTTCCATTAATAGTGTCCATAGTATACCACCACTCCCTCTTTTAGTATTTGTGAGCTTTTAAAAATTCGTTTGCCGTCCAACATAGAAAATACTTCTCCTCGAAAAGTAACGTGGTGTTTTTCCAAATTTACATCTATAATTAATACTATTTGTATGTCTCGTGGCAATGTGTATTCTAGTATTTTTTTAGAACTAAATCTAGCTGGGCCAATAAAATACTCGCTTAACTTTCTTATTTGCACGGCTACGCCTCCTAAGGCGGTGTAATATATTGATAGGAAAAAGACTTCTAGGGGCCAAAAGGGTAGCCGTGTGATTTATGTAAATAGTAGTGGCGTTAGAATTGTAGCCAATTTACTGGCCGATGTTTCTTCTGCGTCAGCAAAATATATGATGATTAGGCCACCCGCTGGAACAAGTTCAGGGGTGCGTGTAGCTTCGTTTGTTAATACTGGTGCAGACGGATTAATCTCTTATTCTGTTGCTCCGAGTGATATAAATTATGCTGGTATTTATACATATCAGGGTTATGCTTCGGGCGGGTTTGGAGTTGTATATTCGGCCCAAAGATTTTTTCAGGTTTTGTACGGGCTCGATATTAACCCAAGTTCTAGTTCGTCTTCTAGCTCAAGCTCTAGTTCTAGCTCAAGTAGTTCCAGTAGCTCTAGTTCAAGTTCGTCTTCTAGCTCTAGCTCCAGTTCAAGTTCTAGTTCGTCTAGCAGTTCCAGTTCTAGTGCTAGCAGTAGTATTCCAACTATTGAATTACCTAATTCTGACCTTAATATGCGTGGCTCAGTAAATAGCTCTCACGCTTATCTAGATACTACTACTTATCCAGAGTATAGCAGTAAAGCTATGGATATGCTAATTAATATCGGTACTCGTATCCAGCTTAAGTTTAATGCTGAACGTCCTATTTGTGGGGCTAGTGGAAATATTTATGAGGGTATGGCTAGTGCCGAAGAGTTGGCTATGGGTAAAATACATGCTAGGGATAGATATAGACAATTAAGAGACGTTTATCTTGCTGCTTATCCTACGGCGGTATGGAGTTCGTTTATTGGTAATTTCTCTCTAAAACAATCGGGTATTATGCTAAATACTGTTGGTTTTTATCCAACGGACGGCGACTTGGAAAACGAATATTCCCCTGATTGTACGGGAGCGCCCCTGCCTACGTCAACCTCTCCCAACTCGACCTCTTCTATCCTGCTTAACGAGCTTGCCTGCTCGGGCCTCTGGCTGTCCCGCATGATTCCTTATGGCTTGGGGGCGTCTGGTCACTATGTAAATAATATGCAGTTTTGGGATGAAGTTGGTTATGACATAACTTATTGGGAGGGCAACAAAGCTAGGTTCAAAAAGGTAAAAGCCGATCTTAATAGAAGTGGCATTCTAGTCGGATTCAATTTTGGTGGTACCGCTCTAATTCGCCCATTTTTCTTTGATCTTAATGGTTTTAATGAAGTTCCTCAAATGACCAACTTTGTGGCTTTAGAAGGTTGGGTAAATCAGGGAGATGATGGTGCTGGTAAATCAGTAAGACACGTAGATAACCTAAGGTCTATTAGAGAAAATGTTCGCATGTTTGCTGATAGTGGAGTGGGTATGATTGGGATATCATTCGGCACTTCAATTGACTCTAATATTCGTTATATTTTGGATATGCAAGAGGCTGATGCTGGTACTAGATTACTAGTTACTACTTCTGGCGACCACCATATGTTCCCACATGGAGGATCAATTAAGGATAGGATTACGTTGGATAATTTGCCAACAGCTTATTCTTACTTGGAAAACTTTGGTTGGACCGCTGAGGAAACTAGTCCAGCTACAGGAGACAAAGTTAAGTTGTATTACCGATTTGAAGACCTAGCAGATATTAAGTCTGCTGGTGCTATCACTGGCACAATTGCTGTTACTAACCAAGGAACTACTATGGATACACAATCCTCAACCAGATTTATGGCTGGTATGGTAATGATGTATCGACGTATGGGTGATCCTATGTTCGTTTCTTATCCGCCCGCTCCAGACGATAGTTTAGCTGGCACTGGTAATCATAATAGTATTGATTGTTGGTGGTACTGGCCCATGCAATTTGGTGAGCCTCTTGGGGAGTACACGGTTCATTCTAGCGGAACGGACGGGTTATGCAACTGGATGAGCCGAACTTTTGAGAGTGGAACAATTTATGTGTCTCCCGCTTCTGGTATGGTGACTGCTGTAAGGAGCTATTAATGTTTTATGTAAATGAAATTGGGGCGAATTTACGTTGTACTTTTAAACTCAACAACGCTGGTTTTCCAAATAATTCCACCCCGATGAACATTAATGGGGCGACTTTCCCAACGGTCTTTTTACGATACCCTAGTGGTACTTTGAGCGTTGTGAGCGGAGCAATCAATACCGATGGAACAGATGGTGCCATAAAATATACCACGGTCAATGGGGATTTGTCTGAGGGCGGATTATATCGACTACAAGCAAAAATTAATACTGTGTCGGGAATATATTATAGCGATATCTTTTCTTTCCAAGTAATCCGTAGTTTATCTTAACGCTAATAACCTTAGAGGTACCCCTGCCAGGTTTCTCACTTTTTTTGATACCAAGCCTTACACGTCTCATACGTAGGGCGTCTTTAGTGATTTTTCGCCCACTTAATTTACTCAACGTATGTGCGATTTCCTTATCAGTCCAATGCTGATTTTCCAAAATAAACTTGTCTTCTGCCAAAGTCCAAGTGTGACAATATTTTTCTTTTCGGTTCTTATTTTTCATTTTTTAGTGTATATATATACTAGGAGGATACATAAATGAAAGAGATTCCAAACGTTTTATACACCAAAGCCAGCCTAGAATTAGAACAGCAAGTATTAGCTGAACTGGAGGTGCCTGATCCCGAGCAAGATGAAAATTCCAAAAGGGATGACCGAGGAACAACTGATAGAGATAGTAGATAGTATTATCAAGCGTCTCTCCAGTACCTATAGCTTCGGATATTATCAATCCCAAGATATTGCCCAAGAATGTTGGTTACTCGCTATAGACGGCTTAGAGCGATACGACGGCGAGCGTTGTTTAGAGAACTTTTTGTTTATTCATATCAAGAATAGACTTCTCAATCTAAAACGAAATAAATTTAGCAGGAACGATATTCCCTGTAAGAAATGTCCACATTATCGCCCCAAAGAATATTTTGATGATAAATGTGACTTTTTCGAGAAACGCATGGACTGCAAGGAATTCGCCACCTGGAAACAACGAAACCACTTAAAACGAGAATTGTGCTCATCTAATTATAATGTAGATACCTACGATAATTTAGATGCTCAGGCTGATGTAGAACAAGAAACCGAAATTAACGAACTTAGAGCACTAATTGACAAAAAATTAGATATTAATCTTAGGGCCGATTATCTAAAGATGCGTGCTGGTGTGACCATTCCAAAAGCAAAAAAAGAGTTAATAGAGAATGAAATCAGAGCAATCATCTCCCGAAGAGAAGAAAGTCGGTAGGCTTGGTTATGATGAAATGGAGTTCATTGATGAAAAGAAAGGAAGTATGCCCCCCGATGAAATTGCCGCGTATCTAAATAGAAACGTTAGGTCGATTGATAAATATCTTAAGAAATATCCGCATGGTTTTAAGAGCCGATCTAAGAAGCGTGGTAGTTACAAGCGTAAATCACAAATTGAGCTTAAACCTAGTTTGCCTCTATTGGAACAAGTTCGTAGTGAGTTAACGCGGTCTGAGTTGTCTAAATTCCAGAAGATGTGGCGGGAAGTTGTACATCAGCTTAAGTATGATGTTCCATTCTCCGAACAAAAGCAAATTAAAGACTGGATCATTTTCCAGATTCGTGCCGACAAAGAAGCTATTAAGCAAAAAGAACTATCTCAAAGAATAGATAAGATTGTTGAGACGATTGAACAAGAAGAGGCGGCTCCAGCCCCAGATAAAGCAACTCTTCGCCAATTGGAACAGAAACATTTAAGTTTGCTTGCTGAATTAGGTGAGTCTGAACGACTCTATCAGAAATATTTTGAGATTCAAACAGAAGTAGGTAAAGACCTTCTTATTAAAAGAGAGCAGCGTGTTAAAACTGCTACCGACGGAAAGAAAAGTTTCATTGATTTAATTAAGTTTTTAGATGATGATGAAATTAGAGATAAGGAGGGGCGGGATATGGTCTTACTAAACATGGCCGCCGATGAAGCTTTGAGACGTTTAGGTGAAAATCATACTTATGGAGATGGGTCAGTAGACAGACCCGTATATTGCACGGAAACATTAACAGACGAAGACACACTTTCAGAAAAGGACTTAGATGGGGAATAAAGCTCTAATACTTGGTGTTACTGGTCAAGATGGTTCTATCCTGGCGGACAAATTGTTGGCGGATAAGTACGAGGTTTACGGGGTTGCACGGCGTACTAGCACGCCCAGTGATAAAAATATTAAAGAAGCTCTAAAATCGCCCAACTTCCATCTTGTATCTGGTGACATTACTGATTTTGCTAGTATGCAGGAAGTGATTTCTACTACTCTTCCAGACGAGTTATATTTACTTGCCGCCCAAAGTCATGTGGGCGAATCTTTTAAGACTCCACTTTCTACCTGGGATATTACTGGTAAGGGGGTCTTGAATGTCCTCGAAGCAGTTAAACAATCGTCTCCCACCACAAAGGTTGTGTTCGCTGCATCGTCTGAGATGTTCGGAAATAATGCTGGACCTGATGGTTTTATATCTGAACATACTCCTTTCAATCCACAATCTCCTTATGCTATTGCTAAATGTGCTGGTTACTATGCTGTCCAGCTTTATCGTTCATATGGCCTATTTTGTTGCAATTGTATTGCATTTAATCATGAGTCCGAGAGACGTGGTGAGAACTTTGTTACACGAAAAATTACCAAGTATATCAGAAATAATATTAACGAAATTATACTCAAAGAAGCCCCGCTCCAAAAACTAAAACTTGGAAATTTATCTGCTTATAGAGATTGGTCATATGCTGGTGACATTGTAGACGGTATGAGACTTATGTTTCAACAAGTTTCGCCCGACGATTATATTCTTGCTAGTGGTAAAACTCATAGTGTAGAAGAGTTTCTTAAAGAGGCTTTTGGTTTATTCGGGGTTAATCATAAAGATTATGTAGAAATTGATCCTGATCTTTTCCGCCCAGCAGAAGTTCATATGCTCCTAGGTAATAGTGGTAAAGCCCGTTCTATTTTAGGTTGGAAACCAACTCTAGATTTTAAGGGACTTGTTAAACATATGGTTGATAGAGATTGCCCTGGATGGAAAGATTTAAAAATAGGGATTCATGGTGTTTACAATGGGTTTATTGATACTTTACCTATGATCGGTCTTGAAACTCCAAAATTTATTGGAGACGGAATATTTAAGAGTAGATTTACTTTCTGGGATCACGCTTAATGCCTAGACGTGGCAAAAAAGCGCCCGCCAAGAGAAAAGGGGGTCGTAGAAAATACGCTAATCAGTTTAACAAGCGTTCCCGCCCAAAAACTAAAAAACGTAGAAACTTTGAAGACCCGCGTTATATCGAATGGCGAAAAGCCGTATATGAGCGGGATGAATTTAAATGTTGTGTTTGTGATTCTAAGGATGCTATCGAAGCTCATCATATTAAAATGTGGGCCAAATATCCAGAACGTAGGTTCTTAGTTAGTAATGGAATTACTCTGTGTCATAGACACCACAAAATGACATTAGGATTTGAGGAGCAATATGAATTTATGTTTTATCGTTTACTGGCTGGGAGAGATAGATGATAGATGATGATAAGAAAACTGAGATGAAGAAATTTACTGTGCTCCGTGATAACAAAGAAAAGGTTGGGGCCTGGTATTGGGAAGAATGTGGTTATTGTGGTGGTACACTAAAGACTTCCTTAAAAACGGGCGACTATACTATGTTGGGGTATGAAGACATAGTTTGTGTTGAGCGGAAGAGAACGGTAGCTGAATTTGCTACTAATCTTAGCGAGAAAAGGTTTGTACGTGAATTAGAGCGTATGCAAGTTTTTGCTGTACCTTATATTATCTGTGAGTTTAGTATATCTGATGTTTTAGATTTTCCTCACAATGTAGATTTGCCCGAAAAGATTAAGAAGAAAATTAAGATGAATGGGCGATATATTCTAAAGAGGATTCACCAGATTATTGATGAACACAATGTTTATTTCATGTTCTGTGATGATAAACAGGGAGCATGGGAATTTGTAAACGCACTATTTAAACGAATAGCTAATGCCAAAAACCCAAAATAACGAATTTCAGGAGTTGCTGCGTAAAGCACAAGATCAGTGGTTGGGTCTTGGTGACACTGATAAAATTAATATCGAACATCATGAGTTACAGCATTTGGGCTGGGAAGGCCGAGATAACCCAGCCCTTTATTATTTACGTATTATGAGAAAACCAGAGAATTTTGGTTTTACTTGTAAGCACGTATTTAATATTGAGTTGTTGCCCGAACAGCTAATGATTCTAAAAATGCTGTGGACACACTCTAACCCCATGTATATTGCTGCTCGTGGTTTCGGTAAATCTTTTACACTAGCTCTTTACTCTATGCTAGTGGCTGTTTTTAAGCCAGGCTCCAAAGTAATCATTGCTGGTGCTGGTTTCCGTCAGTCAAAGAACGTTATGGAAATTATTGAGAATATTTGGAATAACGCCCCAGTATTAAGAGACTTATGTGGGGCTCACTTAGATAAGCGTCAACGGCTAATTCATGAACCAGATAAATGGTTATTTAGAATTGGTGCTAGTACCATTACTGGTATTCCTATCGGTGATGGTGGACGTATTAGAGGTTTTCGTGCCACCAATCTTATTCTAGACGAATTTGCCACAATTAACCCCGAAATCTATGAAACTGTTCTTCGTGGTTTCGCTTCAGTTACAGCCTCGCCCATCCAAAACGTTAAGCGTGTGGCTTCTATGAAGTATCTCCAAGGTATGGGTTTACCAACTGGAAATAGGGATGAAATTGTGCGGGCAAATCAAGTTGTGTTAGCTGGTACCGCCTATTGGACTTTCAACCATTTTTATAAGTATTGGAAGCTACACCACAATATTATTTCCGCTCGTAATGATGTTAGTACTCTTGAGCGTGTATTGGGCGAAAACGGTCAACCAGACAAAACCAATTCAAATAACTATTGCATTATTCGTATTCCATATGACCTAGTACCAGATGGTTTTATGGATGCGGATATGTTGGCTTCATCGCAAGCCACTATGTCTAGAACCAATTTCTTAATGGAGTATGGTGTTGTTTGGGGTAGTGATACACAAGGATATTTTAGCCGCAAACTTATTGAAAGTTGTGTTACTAGTAAACCAATCGAAAAACCTTCTGGTTCCGTTAAATTTGAATCTTGTTTGTCGGGCGATCCAGGGGGCAGGTATGTAATCGGTGTGGACCCCGCTTCTGAAGTGGATAACTTTGCTATTACCGTTTTAGAACTACATAAAGATCATAGGCGTCTTGTTTACTGTTGGACCACAAAACGCTCAGAATTCAGGCGTCAAAAAGCTCAACAAGAAGCTCTAGCCTCAGATTTTTATGGGCATTGTGCTAGAAAAATTCGTGAATTAATGAAGGCATTTCCTACCGTGGCGATTGCTCTTGACGCCCAAGGAAGCGTGGGCGTCCAAGAGGCTTTAGAGAGTAATTTCATGCCAGGCGAATTACCAATCTTACCCATCCACGATATTGATAATCCTCGCCCCACTGACAATATGGCTGGACTCCATATTATTCACTTGATTCAGTTTGCTAAACAAAATTGGGTATTAGAAGCAAACGAAGGATTGAAACACGACTTAGAACAAAAGAATTTATTATTCCCTCGTTACGACAATGCTGGTATTGCTTTAGCTATGGATTTTGATAATAGAAATAAAGAAAAGAATACTCGTTTTGCTGAAAGCTTAGAAAGTTGTATGCAAGAAATTGAAGACTTGAAAGATGAATTAGCTACTATTGTTGTTACAGAATTACCTTCTGGTAGATTACGCTGGGATACTCCAGAAATTAAGACTGCTGATAATAAAAAAGGTCGTCTCAGAAAAGACCGCTATTCTTCTCTGCTATTAAGTAATGGTGTCGCAAGAAAACTAATGTATGAAGAAAATAAGGGTGAAGCCACTGATTTTATCGGCGGTGCCGTTTACCGCTGGGATGATCCTGCGATAGATCGCAACGTACAGAAGGGTGCTAAGGGTATGTATGTTGGCCCAGATAATTTCCGTGAGGCTGCTGAAGCTATTATAAATTTGAATAATATCAGAAGACGATAAATATGGTGTATTAACTTAATAGCCGTACACCAAAATCGGAGAACTCTATGAAACGAAATATCAACGAGCCTTTAGACGTTCAAATTGGCCCGAAGTATAGTTCTGATGACTACTACTTTATGCTGGACGGTAAAGAGTCTCTAAAACAACTTAATGAAACAGGCAGAGCTTGTGGTGCTAATTATCAAACCGAAGCTTACTATGGAGATTTCGTTGGTATTGAAACAGGAATCAACGTAAGAGAACCGTTCTCCCGTAAGAATTACGATCAGTTCCGTCCCAACGAAGCGTTGCCTGTAACTAATAAAGACATTCTTCGCCAGTGCGATTTGGCTTATCGTAAAGTCGGACTGATTAAGAACATAATCGATTTAATGGCGGATTTCGCCAGTCAGGGAATATCTATATCCCATCCCGTTCGTAGACACGAAAAACTACTGAACAATTGGTTTGCCAAAGCTAAAGGCAATGAAAGGTCAGAACGGTTTATCAATAACCTACTCCGTTTCGGGAATGTGTTTGTAAAACGCATTCTTTACAATCTCAGCAAAAGTGAGAAAAAAGATTTAATTTCGACAACCGCCGTAGAAACCCACAAATATGAAAAAATTCCGTACTACGGTAAAGGCGTTTTTCCAATGGATTACAGGTTTCTCGATCCATTGACTATTGAAGCTATTGCCCCTGAACTCAGTAAATTTGTTGGGCGTAATGTCTGGGGAATGAGAATTAGCCCAGTTTATACCCATATGGCAAATGTTAGAACTGAGTATGAAAGGGAACTTCTGAGAGAAATCCCAGATGATATTCAAAAACTTATGAAAACCCCTAACGCCTTAATGCCGTTAGACCCAACTCGTCTAATTGTCGCCCATTACAAAAAGGATGACTGGCGTGTATGGGGTGATCCATTAACCCTTTCTATTTTGGACGATGTTATCTTATATCAGAAAGCTAAGTTGGCTGATATGGCTATCTTGGATGGAACAAAATCTACTATTCGTTTATTCAAACTAGGAAATAGTGAAAAAGGAATTTATCCTAAACCCGCTGCTCTAAGCCAGTTACAGAATATTATGTCTGCTAATACTGGTGGTGGCCCCGTAGATTTATTCTGGACAGACGATATCTCAATTGAAGCTATTGAGAGTAAATCGTATCAATCTCTAGGTTCTGCTAAATACGAACCTATTCTTACTGCCATTTATGATGGCCTAGGCATTCCTACTACGCTTACCTCTAAAGGTGGGGGTAGCAATGGTTTCACCAATAATGCCCTTTCACTGAAAACATTAGTTGAACGGCTGAAATATTGTCGCAATATGCTAACTGCTTTCTGGGAAACAGAGTTACGTATTGTAGAAAAGGCCCTTGGCATTAAAAAACCAGCTACGGTTGATTTCGACTTTATGGACCTATCTGATGACTCTGCCAGAGGCACGTTGCTCATGAATCTTGCCGATAGAGGTTTCATTAGCTGGGAAACAATTATGGAAACACTAGGACAGAATTCTGAAGTGGAACAACGTCGTTTGAAGCGGGAAAGTAAGGACAGAGCTAAAAATCGTCTGCCTAAAAAGGCTGGACCCTGGCACGATCCTCAACAGGAATTTGGACTTAAGAAAATCGCCCTACAAAGCGGTGCTGCAACTCCTGGTCAAGTCGGACTGAAATTAGACCCACCTGGACCTGGAGAACTAAACAAACACGAACAAACTATGCAATTAGCCAAAACTAAGGTTACTGCCACTCCCAAAGGACAACCCAACCAAGGTCGCCCCAAAACATCTAAGGATAAAACTAAACGTAAAACTAGAACTCCTAAGGTGAAAAAAGCTGTAGCTGAATTTCTAATTGACCCATTTTTAGACAACTTTGGTGTAAAGGATATGTTAGAGCTTTCTGATAAAGTTGAAGCTAAGTTTCTTTTTCTTGTCGATAAAGTAGCAGCTTATTTAATCGACAACGAATTAGAAGTAACTGGAGATAATATTATAGGAGCTATTGAATGTCTGTCCTAACTGTAACATTAGATACTGACGCTGGTACACTTTCAGCGACTATTGATGGGCAGACCATTGATGGTATTACATCTTTAATGATTTATAAAGATGATTATGCTAAGAGCGGTTATTATGCTGACTTTTCAGTAGAAAAAGAAAAAGTTGGTGATGCTAATAAATATACTCACTATTGTTTATCTAGTGAGGTTTATGCAAAAGAAAAAAAGATGAAACCTACAAAAACAAAAAACGTATATGTGAAACCTGAATGCGAAAAATAAAAACTTATCAAGCTGAAGCTGATATTAAAGAACTCATTCAACGCACAAATACTGTTGCGTCACTTTGCCCTATTGTGGAGTACGGAAAACTCGACGATGAAACAAAGGCACAAGTAGTAGAAGCTTACAAAATGGGCACAGACGCCCAGGAAAAACAATTCGATTTATATTACTTAAAAAGTATTCTTGTTACTGCTAATTCTAAGCAAGGTAATTTAAATGCTGACTGGTTTTTGCCTGAAGAAACTTGGATAGCCCGTCATACCCCCGAAGATAAACCATTCGATAACGACCATGACCATCGCCAAATTATCGGACATATCACAGCCAATTATGTAATTGATGATGCGGGCGAAGTTGTGGCCGACGACCTTGAATTGGATGTAATTCCAGAAAAATTCCATATTGTTACCTCAGCCGTTATTTATCGTCACTGGAAAAATGCAGACCAAGCTGAAAAGGTTGAAAAATTAATTGAGGCAATTGAGGCTGGTAAGAAATATGTTTCTATGGAAGCATTATTTACCAATTTTGATTATGCAATGGAACAGGCTGATGGTAGTTGGAATGTAGTTACGAGAGAAAAATCTACTGCACATTTAACTAAACATCTTCGTTGTTATGGTGGTACGGGCGAATATCAGGGAAAGAAAGTAGAACGCGCCCTAAGAAATATTACATTCTCGGGTAAAGGGCTGGTAGATCGCCCTGGAAATCCTGAAAGCGTAATTCTCGAAAGTGAGGCAAAAACTAATTTCGTCGGTTTCAATACTCCTATTTTTTATGATACTAAAAATATTTTGGAAAATTCCGAAAACTACTCTCAGAATTTAAAAAACTTGGTGTATAGTAATAGTACGGGAACGATTAACGCTAATCCTTTCCACAATATTAAGGTCGAGAACAATACCGTATCCGTCACTTCAAATAAAGAGAACATAATGGATCAAGTAGAAGCCCTTAAAGCACAAGTAGCCGAGCTAACTGAAAAGCTTGCTAAGGCTAATGTTGAAGCCAAGGAAAAAACAATCACTACTCTTGAAGCCAAGGTGACTGAACTCGAAGCAGCCCTAGCTGAGAAGAGTACAAAACTCACTGATGCTGCTGCTGCTCTAGAAGCTGCTACCAAGGATAAGGAAAAGGCTGAGAAAGAGAAGAAGGATAAGGAAGATGCTTATTCTACTCTTGCCACCGAACTAGAACAGCTAAAGGCTGTACAGAAAACTCAGGCTCGTGTTGCTGCTGTTGAAGCCAAGGGTAAGTCACATGATGAGGCTGTTGCTTTTGAAAAGAAGTATGCCAAGGTCGATGATGAAACTTTTGCCTCAATTGTGTCTGACTTGGTTGCTGAGACTAAGGTTGAAGCAAAGAAGGAAGAGGCAAACGCTTCTGCTGATTTGAGTGAAGCAGAGGAAGTAAAAGAGCCTGAAACCGTCGTTGCCAGTGCGAACAGTGATGAGCGTGCTGAAATGCGTAAGAAAGCCAAGCTTGCTATTGCTGGTTGGTTTTCACCTGAGCAAAAAAGCTAAATTTAAATAACCTGGAGTAAATTTAATGGCTCTTAAACCCTATCGTAAAGTTCTAGACAGCCTACCGAACTTCTACTTCAATGAAGTATCTGAACCTGGCATTGTCACTGTATTCAGTGGTAATGGTGGTTCTGGTGCTTTCACTGACCAAGCTGGTGGTAAGGTTGTAGTTCCCAACGGTGCTGGTGGACCTTCTGGTACCAAGCCTGCTGGTATTCTCATGGAGGAAAGTGTTGACGTTGACCTTACTCGTTATGAGTTGAATCAACATCGTTTACAGGACGTTATTGGTGCTAAATATTGGTTGCTAACCAAGGGTGTGATCGTCACTGACAAGGTAACTGGTACTCCCACTGCTGGTCAGGATGCTTATTACACAACTGGTGGTATTTTTACAACTACTACTACCAATAGCACTAAGGTTGGCCGCTTCCTCGGTCAAAAGGATAATGATGGTTACATCATGGTTGACGTTAACATTACCTAATATAAAATAATCTCATGGAGAACCAAATGCTACCTGATATTAACAAAACTTTTGCACAAGCTATGAAGGATGATCCGCAATTAGCTGCACATCTTACAGAAATGTGCAAAGTAGCTACTTGCGGAGAATGGGGTAAAGCCCAGCCTGCTGTGATTGAACTCACAGAAGCGTTGGAAACTCCGCTACGTCAAGCTTTGCTAGTTGGTGATACCGTTAGGGATATCTTCCAGCCGTGGACCTTTACACCTGGGCAACAGAGCCGTATTCCTCTAGACTTCTATACCCCTGGTCAAGAAGCTGAGCATATTGCTTATACAGTACCCAAGGCTGGTAGTATTGCTACCAAGCAGGTTGAAGGCGATTACGTCATTGTGCCGACATATTGGATCGCTAACTCGATTAGTGCCCCGAATGTCTACGTGCGTGATGCTAACTGGAATGTACTCGCCAGAATGATGCAAGTCCTTCAGGCTGGTATGACTAAGAAAATCAATGATGACGGTTGGCACTTAATCCTTGGTGCTGGTGTTGACCGTAACATCTTGGTATTCGATAGTGATGCCCCTGCTGGTTTGTTCACAAAACGTCTAGTATCGCTACTCAAAGTAGTTGCTAAGCGTAACGGCGGTGGTAACTCTAGCTCGATTGACCACGGTGATATCACTGATATTTATATGTCGCCCGAAGGTTTTGAGGATATCCGCAACTGGAATATCGATCAGCTTTCGGATATTGATCGTACCCGTGTGTTCAACATGGCTGGTGGTACTCTATCTGATATCTTCGGTACTAAGCTTCACGAGCTTTATGAGCTTGGTGAAAGCCAGGAATATCAGTTGTACTACACTGACCAACTTGCCGCTTCACTCGGTTCGGACGTTGAGCTTGTGGTTGGTCTTAACAAGAATAAGAATAACTTCGTCATGCCCGTCATTGAGGAAGCTTCGCTTATTCCCGACCAACGCTTGTTCTATGAGCGTCTTGTTGGATGGCTAACCTATATGGAACTAGGTTTTGCTTGCTTGGACAACCGTGGCGTATTGCTCGGCTCGTTCTAAGCTTCGCAGTGATGAATTTGACAATCTAGAGGGGCGAGCGCCCGTTCGCTCGTCCCTCTTTTTTTTGGGGTTTGAAAAGATTAACAAGAAAGAGGGTAATTGAATGGCTAGCGTTGTACATTTAAAAACTGTTGTTCAGTCGGTTTTTGGCGTTGTTGACGACGAGGGTAACGTTATTAGAGAAATTGTTGTGGGCGGTGCAGAGAACCAGCCTATCCAAATTAAAGTGCTTAGCCACGATAATTGGGTTGGTTTGTTTAATGGTTTACAGGACGCTAAACAACAGCTTCTCGACCAAGCTAATGCCCAGCCTGAAGAGGAAGTTCCTGTGGTGCAGGGTGAAATCGTAGATTAATGGCTAACACACTAAAATTACAATTCCTGAATGACGACCAATATGATTATTGTGTCAGGAAGTTTTGTAATTATTTTAATTTTGATGGAACTCGTAGTGAGCGTGTTGCGTTTATGCAACAGAAAATCATTCAGTATATTTATACTTGTGTAGAAGCTCAGGTTGTTAGAAATACACAAGACAATGCTATAATCGATGGCCAAACAGAAACAGCCACTAATCTAAATGTTAATACTATTGTTCCTAGTGAACAACAGGGGGCTTAATGGCTACTTGGGAAACTGAGTCTGTCTTTATGCTACGTCAATATATTAATGACGTTGACCCGACTAACTATACCTACGACGATGTGAGGCTCTTACAAGTTATTATTACTGCTGCCAAGTATGTATCACACGATGTTCCTCTAGTTAGGAAAGAATATGTGATTAATCCTGGTGAAATTACCATTACTCCTGATCCCGTTGAAGACCCAGAGGACACAGCTTTTCTTATTTTGATGACACTCAAGGCTGGTTGTTTATTAGACCTTGCATCATTAAGAGAAAAAGCTAGACAAGAGGGGGTTAAGGCTAAACTTGGCCCAGCAGAAATTAATATTACGGGCCAAGCTGGAATTTATAAAGACATTCTTAACGGGAAAAATAGTCCGTGCGGAATGTATGAGCAAGCAAAAAGAGAATACATGATGGGGGCAGATATTTTCCCCTGGCGGGCTGTACTTACTCCTTATACTAGTTCTAATGTTCCTTATAATGGTCGTTACGCCGAACAAGGCGATTCCATGTATTAATAGGGTAAATAAATGGTTATGGTAACTGCTTGCCGTCATGGGCAAACCTTTAACAAGAAAAGCTCTCTTATTTTAAATAGTGGTCAAGGCAATCCGTTGCTTTGGGAAACTCGCACCAATAATGCTGTTACTACTACGCCCACTAGTGGTGCTCTTGAAACTAGATTCGATAGTCAATTTGATGAAGTATATTACTATGTGAGCGGTGGCAATTATTAATGGAGGGTGAATGTCATTTTCCGTTGATTTTGCTAATCTTATTGGAAACTATAATTCTTGTATAGACGCCCTGATTGATAATCTCGGCGTCATTTCTACTATTGTTTTTCCCTCTTTACGCTCAGACTGCCCTAATTGTGAACTGAATCCGCTAAGTAAGGTTTCGGCTAATATCTATAGAGCGGGTGGTCCTAATCCATTTACTAATGGAATGCAATGCCCTTATTGCGAAGGTCGAGGGTGGACCGAAAGTGATTCTACTACTACCTTTCGGGCAATGGTTGTTTATGACCCAAAGGGATATTGGTTAACTTCTCTTAGGGGCAGACAGACTGGGGCTAATATTATGGAGAATATGCAGTGGCGTGTACCTGATGGGATTATACAGGTTGTGGGATATTTAACCGATCTACCTAATATTGAGAGAGGGAATTATTACTTAATTAATTCCGCCCAGCAAGGATTAGAACGGAATAAATATAAGAGATATGGTGATGCTACGATTGAGGGGCTTGGTCAGAATAAATACTTCTTTCAATTTATGGAACGGATGCCCTAATGGCTTATGCTACTATTAATCTAGACATGACCAACTTTAAAGGTTTTGAAAAGGAGCTTATGAAGATAATTCGTGATGAATTGAACCGTGCTTTTAAAGAGGCTGAACCAAAAATAAACAACACATTTCGCTTAATGTTGCTGGACGAAATCAAGAACTGCAAGGAATTCGCATCGTTGCGTGATGATACTCCGAGAAGTTTAAAGGGTGAATTGGGCGTGGTTAACCCCGAAGAAAAAATTAACGCCCTATTAGATTTATGGTCTAAACAGTTTTATGTCCAACATAATAATATTCATTTATCTCACGGCGGATTAGCTGGTGGATTTGAGCTAAACGCCATTCATCCAGATTATATCGAAGCTGGAGCAATTGGCCAATTTGTTTCTGAAAATGGATTTACCGTGCCGTGGTTGGAGTGGTTAGCTCTTGCTGGGAATAAATACGTTATTGCTAATTATATGGTAAGATTTGCTCGTATTCCAAGAAGCCGTACTGGTTTGGCCCTTATGGTTAGGTCGAAAAAATCTAGTTACAGGGTTAATCCTCAGTTTTCTGGGCATGTAGACAATAACTTTATTACTAGGTCATTTGGCAAAATTATGGATAAAGTTCCTAGTATAATTAATAAAGAAATACAGGATGCCCTATAATGCCATTTGCCTTCCAGCAATATTATACATTTCGTAATAGCCAGAATATTAAATACGGCTCTACCCTTTTATCGGAAGAGTTGGATGGTAATCTACAGTCTTTATTAGACTGGGGATTTTTAAATATTAACGGTTTCACTACTGTTCAAAGCGGTTTAGGTTCTTATTATATTAATTCGCCCAACAGACTTCGTCATGTAACCGATCCTCGTTTTACTACGGGGCGTGTTTGGCGTACTTATCGCAAAAATCTAGTTTGGGAGAGTGGTTGTGGTGGTACCGTTGAACCTATTTCTATCTCGGGCGTTTATGTTAATGGGGTCTTAAAGACTAGAACTGACGCTACTTACGGCCATTACATTAATTATAGAGAGGGCCTGATAGTATTTAATTCTGGTATTCCAACTGGTACTGTTGTTGAGATGAACTATAGTTTCAAAAATGTTTGGATTGATACATATGATTCTATTGTCAATCAGGAAATGCAGTTTGATACTTTTGGATCAAGTAATAGTCTGAGCCAAACTGGATCGGGAGAATATTATCCTCTTTCGGTGAGCCAAGTTCAATTACCTGCTATTGGTGTTGAAATTGTCCCTGTTCGCAGCTTTACGCCCTATGAATTGGGGGGTGGTCAATGGATTGAAAATAAAGTCCTTTTTCATATTTTTACTGAAAATGATGCAGACGCTAATCGTTTAATTGATATTGTCTCGTATCAGAGTGATTTAAGATTTTTCTTATATAATTCTAATTTAATAGCTCAATCAGGAAGTTTCCCACTAACTCCTAGTGGGGATCGTGTAGTTAACCCGCTAATGTATCCACAACTCGTGCGTGAGCTAGGGATAGGCTTCCGTTGGAAACAAGCCCAGTTTGTTAATATGCGTGTTGAAGATAAGGTAAAATTTGCTACCAATTTATATGGGGCAATTGTTTCTTCTGATATTTATCTAGATTTCCAAGAGTTGTAAAAAGTTTGGTGTATAATAACAATAGGAAACACTCTCAAAACGTCATCCCGAAGGATGTTAAATGCCTAATAATCGTATTAGATATGCCACAAAACAAGTCGGCTTTGCCCCCGATACAAGCACAACTTGGACTGCTGCTAAAGGCGTTCAGCAGGTAGATGTAAATACGTCTTTTGAACTACAGCAAATTCTGCAAATTGGTCAAGATTCGGTGTATGACAACATCGAAGGTATTCCTAACGTAGAAGTCACAATTAGCAAAGTTTTAGACGGGCGTGCTCCGCTTTATACTCTTGCTACTAGAGACGCTAGCGACCCTACTTTAGCTGGTCGTTCAACTGCTAAATGTTTGCTGGCTATTGCTATTTTTGATGAAACAAAGTCGTCTGCTACTGGTGCACCCCAGTCTCAGGTTGTTATGTCGGGCTTGTTTTGCTCGTCAATGTCTTGGGCTTTGGATGTAGACGGCCCTTTTACTGAAACAATTACTTTAGTAGGCAACGACCAACGCTGGGCTCCTACCTATGCTGGTTTAACCTTTACTGGTCAGTTCGATAATACAGACACAGCTTCGAGTACTAGCGGTAACGTTAATACCCGCGAAGATTTCTTGTATTCTACTGCTATTGCTACTACTGGTGCTAACGGGATTCCTTCTGGTACAATCGAAGTCTCTATCCTACCTAAGAATATTCCTGGCGTTGATACCAACGGTACTCTTACAAGTCGGGCTGCTCACGTACAATCGATCAATGTTAGTGCTAACCTAGGTCGTACTAACTTACTCGAACTTGGACGTAGAAATGCTTACTTCCGTACTGTTGACTTCCCAGTAGAAGTTACTACTGAAATTACTATTATCTCTGTAAGCGGTTCGCACGTTTCGCACACGGAAGATGGAATTTTTGGTACTGCTGGTATTTGTACACAAGGTACTAACTTGCAAAACCAAGTAATTCGTATTTGTACTTGCGAAGGTACAAGAATGTATCTTGGCACTAAGAATAAGTTGGCTGGTTCGACGATGGGTGGTGGAGGTACTGACGGTGGTAACGACACTGTTACTTATACTTATACCAACCAGAACGATTTGAACTTCTTACATATGGCAGACCCCAATACTAACCTAAGACCAAACACAGGGGCGAACAACGGGCTTTACTTAGCTGTAAGCGGTTAAGCTCACGCCGATTGAGTGGAAAAGACACCAACTTATAATGAAGTTATGGCTTATGTGGGCGACCTGTACGTAAAACTACAGGAAGCTCACAGAGCCGTTGAGACTCAAAATAACCAACTGGTTGAAAACTTAAGAAGCCAGTTAGAAGAAAAGACCAAGCTTGTTCGCAGGCTTGAGGAAGAAATCTCTCGATTGGAAAGGGAGAATTTGGAACTTAAGACTAATGATTTGGGAAACACGAGAGCAGATCATACATAGAATTTCCTTGGGGCGAGTTCCTTTAGTAATAAGAGGACAGCCCCATTTTTTTAATTTACCTTCATTAAATATTAAATTTCAGGCTGATATTGTTTTCCAGACTGCTTTTGATGAGGCGGTTAAAGATGGGATGATGAGTGAAGATGAAAAAATAATAACGCTTTATCGGCGTGAATTATGGAATGACGACCTAGAGTTTGAACTAAAAAAACTCAAAGACAGTATAGATAATCTTAAACTAAGACTTTATATGGATCGTATTAGGCCAAATAGGTTGGCTGCTTTGCGGGAAGAACTAGCTGAAACCCGCGAACGAATTATTCAATTAGATACAAAGAGGGCTGTATTAGATTCGCTTACTTGTCACGGATATGCAACTTCTGCGAAACTAGAATTTTTTATGACCAAGATTGTAAAACCATTTAGTGAAGACTTGATTGATGATTATGTTACAAATTATCATAAGACTTTTACCCCAGAAAGACAACTAAGATTTGTAGCAAGAAACGAACCCTGGCGGACTATGTATGTATCTCTTAAGACTCGTGCATTAAAGGTAAAGCCATATAACTGGGGCGTAGACCAAAGGGGTTTAATTTTATGGTCCAAGATGTATGACAATATTTTCAATTGTGAGGACAAACCAGAAAATTGGGTTATTGAGGATGATGATTTATTAGATGGTTGGATGATCTGGTTTAATAGAGAGCGTAAGTTAGATAAGAAGGAAAAGGGAAAACGTAGCTTAACTAATAAGGGCGGTTATAACGAATCGTTTATTTTTATTGATGAGGAGGACGATGGTAGGGGGATAGAAGAACTCAATTCGCCGTTAGAAAACGCGATTAAAAGAAGAAAATTAGACGAAATTCCAAAGGATCGTGCAGTCAATGTAACAACAATGGCTGTCGCCCAAGAACAGATGAGAGGGGCCAATGGCTAAGAAAAAGAAACTAGACGGTATTCCTGAAGGTAATCCATTACCTATTGAACAAAAACCCAAGTTTACAAGCTCACAAGAATATCTAGAAAAAAGTAGAGATGAGCTACTTGAGTTTGCTAGCAAGCGTATTCTAACTGCTGCAATTAAATGTTTAGAAACTTTCGAGGAAAATTGGGGCGATCAATGGAAACACTTTTCCAAAGAAAAAAAGACCAGAGATGAAGAAAGACAATATCATAAGTGGAAAAACGCCCGTAAATTTATTCTTGCTTATGCACATGACCAAATTGAATTACTTAAAGAAGAGTTTGAGTTTTACGATGTGTCGAAGAGATGGTTTAATATTCACATAGATGTAAAGAATGATGAGGAATAAATGAGCGGGAATAACGAAGAAGGAATGAAAATAATTAATGATGCAACCATTAAATTAAAAGTACTCACTGGTTTCGATGAAAATGGATGTTGGACTAGTAACTTTCGTATAACTGCTGATGATAAATCAGATATGTTGTTCTGTGAGGGCTCTTGTAAAAAGGTTTATATTAATGGGGTCGATTTTGACTCGATACTTAGTCGGTTAGCCGACTTGGAACGGAAGGGTTTGTGGAATTGGATAAAGACATTTTGGAGAAAATAAATGAGCAATAAACTCACGTTTAAAACTAAAGATGCTGATGGCAATGAAATCGAACTTGCTGTTATTAAACCTAATCATAAGGTTAATCGTGAAGCCCAGAAAATGGTAAATGTTGCCATGAACGAAGCTTTGCAGAGCTATGCCCCCCTCAGAGGAAAGGCGGACCTTATTCTAACTGAACAAGGTTTGTGGACTCATACCAAAGAGGAACAGCTAAAGAAACATCAGGCTAATCTTGTTGAGATGGAAAAAAAATTAGCTGGTGGAATTAAGCTTTCCGAAGCTAAAAAGATCGCCTTGGATATGCGTCGGGAAAGAATTAAACTTTATTCTATTCTAGCTGATAAGTTTGAATTGGATATTTATACCGCCGAAGGACAGGCAGAAACGGTTAGACAAGATTTTTTAGTTAGTAAGTGTACGGTGTATAATGATAGTGGTGATCCTTATTTCGAGGATTTAGACGACTATTTAGCTCGTAAGAGCGAACAGGACGCTATTGACGCAGCCGTAAATTTTGCCAACCTAACTAGAGATAATACTAATTTATTTGCTGATATGCCCGAGAATCTTTTCTTAAAGGCTCAAGGGTTTATCAACGATGATTTAATGTTAATCGATAGTGAGGGCAGACTTATTAATGAGGACGGAAAATTCATTAATAAGGACGGGCAATTAATTAACGAAGATGGGAAATTGATCGATGACGATGGCAATCTACTCGATGATAAGGGCAACATTATATTTGGTCAGCGTCCGTTCCTTGATGAGTAAACAATGCCTCGTAATTTGCAAGTCAATATTTCGGCTAAGGTCGGTGCCGTACAAGGTGGTGCCGCCCTCGCCAAATCTTTGCAAAGACAACTTAGAGCCGCCAATGTTACGATTGATGTTAAAATCAGTCGTAGTGCCAGCCAAGCTATCAACGGGCTTACTGCTAGGCTAAATGTCTATAGTAAGGCTGCTGCTAACGCTGCGGCCCAAAGTCAGAATTTAGGACAGGCTGTACAAAAACTATCTAATATTTTTGCTACCTTTGCTATTAATGCCCATATGGGTGTTGCTGCCTTAAAACAATTCAACTCTAGTGCTAAATCTACTAGTTCTAGTTCTAAACATATTCAAGTTTTTTCTAATCGCTTCGAGTTGCTTGGTGATAGGATTGCTCTATCTGCTAAGCGGTTCGGAGCTTTTATGTTGGCTGCTCGCCCTCTAATTGCTATCAGTCGAGCTTTCGATGAAGCTGTTAGTGAAGCTGCACAGTTCCAAGATCAAATGGTTAGATTGTCCCAAATTACTGGGGGCAAAACTATTCGTGATGTTGCGGCTGTTTCTAAGCAAATTATGAGCCTATCGACGAGTTTGGGTGTAAGCTCTAAGGATTTGACTGGTATTGCTGATACATTACTCCAAGCTGGTCTTAAGGCTAACGAGACTAGACTAGCTCTAGAAGCTCTTGCAAAAGTGGCTTTAGCTCCTACTTTCGATAGTATTGAGCAAGCTGGCGAAGGTTTAATTGCTATGATGGGGCAGTTTAATATCCCCGCTGAACAATTCTCCAAACGGCTCTCACAGATTAATACTCTCTCAGCTAAGTATGCCGCTGAGTCTTCTGACTATATTACAGCCGTGCGTAAAGCTGGTGCTTCATTTTCTGGTGCTGGCGGTAATATGGAAGAGTTGTTAGCTCTATTCACTGCTGTCCGCGATAGTTCTCGTGAAAGTGCTGATACTATTGCTACATCATTCCGTACAATTTTCGCCCGTCTACAAAGACCTGGCACTGTTAATTTCTTGGAACAACTTGGTATTCAACTAAGAGATGTTCAGGGAGATTTCGTGGGGCCATTTCAGGCTATTTTGAATATTGCTGATAAGCTAAGTAAAATTAGCCCACAGAGTCAACTTTTTGCTCAGATCGTAGAAGAGATTGGTGGTATTCGTCAAGTAAACAAAGTACAAACCTTGCTGCAACAAACAGCTAAAGCTCGTGAGGCTTTATCGGTTGCTCAGAACGCTGGTAGTTCTATTGATGAAGACGCTGAGAAACGTCAGCAGTCTCTTATTGTAAATCTAACTAAACTAAATGAGGCTTTCAAGAACTTATTCAAAACAATTGCTACTGACACAACGTTCGTAGCTTTTGCTAATAATCTATTAAAGGTAGCTACTGCTGCTGTTCAAGCTGTAGAAAAATTAACTCCTCTTTTACCGTTAATTGCTGCATTCTCAGCTTATTCTGTTGGCAAATCTTTTGGTTCGTTAGCTACAGGGGCATTTAGAAGATTTAAAACTTTTGCTGGTGGTGGTGAAGTAGGCGGTTCTGGTAATAAAGATTCAGAGCCAGCTATGCTTATGCCTGGTGAGTTCGTATTAAATAAGAAAGCTGTTAAGGCTATTGGTGTCGAAAACCTACATCGTTTTAATGAGGGTCGTGTAGGCAAATATGCTAAAGGTACTCCTAGAAACAAAACTTATTCTAGCTTTCAAGATTTTACTAAGGGCTTCATTGAAGAAATGGGGCTCACTAAAGATCAGGGACGCCGCTTAGCTAAAAGCCTTGGTGTTACCTCTAATCCGCCCAGACCATTTTCTGTGGGGGGAAAAACTTATGTTACTGGTAGCCAGATGGCTCAGGGTTATGGTGATAGTAATGTGTTAACTGACCAATTATCTGTTTCCAAAAAGCAAAACGAAGTTATTGAACAAGAAGTTAAAACTAGAGAAAAAGCTATTAGGTCTACTCAAAGAACTGCTGATGCTCTCAAGGCTCAACGTAGAGAAGAAGAAAATTTACTCAGAGGAATCAAGAACGGGAACATTAGATATACTCAACCTTCTTCTAGGACACCCGATAGTTGGTATAGCAACTCATCATATAGAAAGATGACTAGTGATATGGGTCGGCCTGGAACAAGTTTAGTTGTTGCTGGCCCAGCTTATACTTCTACTACAAGAGGCACAGTTATTCCCCCGCCTCCGAGTGGTTTTAACCAAAACACTCGTATGACTAGGTATGCTTACCCCATGCCTAATCAGCAACCTAGGCTAGCATTACCCAACCCTTATGCTGGTCTATCTGGCCCAAGTATTAGTACACACCCTATGTTTAATGCTGTTCCTATCTCGTCACGCCCAAAAACTAAACGTCCGATTTCTATGAGTCGTAGATTTAATCGTCTTCGCAGTAGATTGCGGACACCTATTGGCACTTTAAACGCAAGAGGACTTCTCTCAGGTGGCAATGTTGGCGGTGCCGCTCTTTTAGGTGGTATCGCCGCAGCTAGTCAACTAGATCAAAGTAATCCTTTTAGTGCTGGTTTTACTTCCGCCTTAACTACTGGTGGTGCTACTTTGGTGGCTACTGGTAATCCTTATGCTGGTCTTACTGCTGCTGCTGTTGGTGCTGGTTTAGGATATAGTTCAGCTAAACGCGATAATAAGTTTAAAGAAAGTGCTGAACAACTTCGTGATGTATTTGGAAGTAGTAAAGGGGTTAAAGATTTATCTGAGCCTAGAAAAGCCATAGTTGATAATTTAATGGGTGCTAGAATCACTAAGGGGGATAATATCCTTTCTTATTTTGGTAGTTTTTTTGGCCCAGAAAATCAAGATTATAACTATAAAACTTCTTTAGAAGGAAAATTGAACAAAGCAACTGGTGCTAGATTGAAAGAATTGCAACCAGATTTGGAAATTAAAGCCTCTGAAATTGAAAACAAAATTAAAGAATTATCGGCCAAAGGTTTTACAGAAGAACAAATTGCAAAGCAAGTAGATTTAAAAAATGCTGCTTTTATTATGGGTGGAGCAAGAGCGACCAACTTTGATGTTCCACTTAGAGACATAGAGCGGGACGGCAGGAAAATAACCGCCGATTTAATTAAATTGAATAAACCATTGAGTAATCTTGCTCAGAAAATGCAAGAAATGGCTGAAGCTGTAGATAATGATATTCAGTCTTTTAAGGATTTGGCTGACAATCTATCTATGGCTGCTGATGGTATGTCCTTAATTGTTAATAGTAGTAAGGTAATCGCTGGAGGTCTAGGTCAAACTAACTTGGGCGGTCCTGGTACTCTATTATCTACCGCACTTAATGGTAATGCTAGCAATCCAGCGGTACAGAACGCTCTGTTTAATACTCTGGGAGCATTTGGTTCCACGGGAAATAAATTAGCTACTCAGTTAACTGACACTGATATTTCAGAGAAAATCTTAAGTAATCTACTTGGTGGTAAATTACAAGGTATGAGTGATACTGGTAATATTGACACAGTAGTTAATACTATTCTGGGCGATTTTCAGAAACAATTCGAGCAATCTACTGGTCGCCGCGTAGACAATACAGTTCTAAAAATCGTAGAAGCTCAACTAGATGAATCTATTGCTAATAAGGATACCGTAGCCGACTTTAAACGTAAGGCTAATGATCCTGGTTTTACTGATAGTCTATTTAAGGATTTGCGTCCAGTACTAGAAGATCAAAAGAAAAAGATGATCGATAGTGTTGTTCAGATCGGTAATAGCTTTGAATCTATTATGGACGAGATTGATAAGAATATTCAACAGCGGTTTGATATGGTAGAAAAGGGAGTAGCTGTTACTACCAATATTGACCTGATGAAGCGTCAATTTGCCCGTAATGATTTAGTTGATCCTGCCCTACTACAAAGAAGCTTTTTATCTCGTCAGGGCGGATTGTTAGCTGGGGCAGGTATTAATGCTAATCCTCTAGATGCAAATTCCATAATTGCTGGGCGTGATGCTTTGCGTCAACAGGTTCATGCTGCTCAAAAGGCGGTTGAGCAAAGTGGCCCCAAGGAAATGTTGTCTAACATCAAAAATCTTAAGGAACTAAATACTGCTCTAAGTCATGCTGAGAAAGCTGTATCTAACCTGACGGATAATATGGATGAACTAAATAAGGGGCCTCTGGAGAGATTAGCTCAGATTGACCAAGAGAAAAATGCTAGGGTCGGATTTGGTGAAAGATTAATTGGGGGCAGTGCTGTTGATAATCTTCAACAGTTACAACGTATTATGGCTGCTCAATCGGTAATTGGTAGGGGCAATTTTAACGGGCTCAATCAACGTCAGAGACAGCTTGCTCTGGGCGGACTTAATGATCTAAGTGGATTTCGTATTAACGGAAAATTAGTTGATGATATTAAAGCCGACCTAATTAAGAATACTCTACCTGGACTTATTCCCAAAGATTTGATGGAAGAAGAGAGGGATTTACAAAAACAAGTAATTGATAACTTGGGTATTCAAGCACAAGCTATTCAGGGAAATATTGCGTCGTTAGACTTTAATACTACAGCCCTGGACAATAATTCAATTCAGTTGCAAAATATGGCACAGGCGTTAATGAACCGTCCTGCTGCTGCTGGTTTTGCTAATGGAGGGAAACTACCAATTACAACTACAGATTCGGTTTTGGCTGCTTTAACTCCAGGGGAAATGGTTATCAATAAGAGACAGACAGAGAAATTTTATCCATTACTACACAAAATTAATTCTGGTGCTATCGACCCAGACGATATACAATTTGCTGCTCGTGGCAAAAGATTAAACAGAAAAGAAAGATTACAAAATTTGGGACGTTTACCTCGTAATGAACGTATGGCGTTGCGTAGAGGATTGCCAGTTAAAGCGTTTGATCGCCATTTTGGTAATGGAGCTTTTGGACCTTTCAGAGAAAATCGTCAGTTTAGACAGTCACGCATTGATAATTTTGGTAATATTCCTAATGGACCAACACGTTATAGTCGTGCTACTCAACGTCGTATTGCTAGAAGACAAAGAATGGGATTGAGGGGTTATGCTTCTGGCGGGATTGTGCAAGGATATGCTGGTGGTGGACTAGTCGAAAATAATAATATTAATGCTCCTTGGATTGGCCAATTTGTGTCTGCTAGCCAATCGCTTGCTTCAGCTATTTCATCGATACCAAGTGAAATTAGCCTTGTTGGTTCCTACACAGTACATATTATACACAACGGTTTAGATGTGCTAAATGAGTTACAACCGATGGTTCAAAGAATGATCGACGATGGTTTGCGTACAGTTAATAAAAACTATCGGGGGATGCAGAGTCAGGACGGAGAAGTTTTCAGATCACTAGATTCTGGGCTGTCATAGCCCTATATAATAATATGGGTTACGAATCGTTTTGGGGAGAGAAAATGTTTAAAGACATACCAGATATGAACTTAGGTGAGATTTTTCGTTTTTTAAGCTACTGTTCCGAACCAGACGAAAACGGTTGTGTTTTTTGGATGGGCGCAAAGGATACGAACGGATACGGAGCTTTCAATTACTGTGGGAAAAAGTGGAAACCTCACAGGATAAGTTATTTTTTGTATAATGGCTACTTAGAAAGTAATTTAATTATTAGACACAGATGCCCAGTTGCTCCTCCAAATAAATTATGTGTTTGTCCTCTACATCTTACTACAGGCAATTATACTGACAACGCTAGAGATTTGGTAGCTGATGGTTACAGCAAAAACCAAAAGTTAACTTTTAAAGATGCTAATGATATTAGATTAAAATATAAAGCTGGTATTAAAGTTGATGAATTGATTACAGAATATAATGTTTCTAAAAGTTGTATAAACCAAGTTTTGTGGAACAAATCTTTTTCTATTGATGGTTACGAATGGAAAAGAAAACTAAGAAAACAAAAAACTGGAGGAGTTGCGTTTTGTAAAGAAAAACAAAAATGGGCAGCTTCAGTTAAGTGTAATTACATTAGCAAACATTTAGGTTATTATGATACATATGAAGAGGCCGATTTGTTCATCAAAAAGTATAAGTCTGGTTGTCTCTCTTATGATAATAAAATAAGAAAATCTGGTACTGGTTCTATATCCTTTAAAACACGAAACAATAAGTTTGAAGTAAGGTATAATGATAACTATCAAAAACAATTTAATACTTTAGAAGAAGCTGAGCAATATTTAGAAGACATATTGAATGGTACTATTTCACCTAAAATACCCAAAAAAATTAGAAAAAGCGGAACTGGTGGTATAAGTTATTTGGAGAAATGGGGTAAATATCAAGTAACTTATAAAAAACAACATATTGGTTTTTTTAGAACCAAAATTGAAGCTGAACAAGCTCTACAATCTTTCCAACAAAGCCAAAACTTTGGTGTATAATTAATATAGGGGTCTAGTGCGAGGGGAGTCCTCCTACTGACCCTTTTAATGGATTTATGTCCCCTCCTTATCTTAATATTAAGGGGGGGGAATGCCCGTTCTCTATCGCGGCGAACGTATTGTTCCCGCTCCGTTAGTTGCTATCTCGAAAAATAATATTCGGACGGGCAACGATGAAAAGGTTGGTACAGGATTCATACTAACTCTTACAGGTACATTGTTGCCTCATAAGGGTACTCCGTACACTGACGGTAGTAGTTTTACTGATCCTACGGCCGATCCTTCGGACCAAACGGTAACTCGTCGCCCATCTGGTTTAATGTCTAAGATGGCCGCGTTACGCGATCTTTTTGCTGAAGACGGTAAACTATTTCATATCTATCCCTGCGATTTATCTGATGAGGAAATTGCTTGTTACCCCATTGTTCAGAGTGTAGATTTCAATGATGGTACATGGACTAGCGATATCGACTATCAGATTGTTCTAACCTGCCCCATCGTTAGTGGTACTCTTAACGGTACTACATTTAGTGTATTTCCTTCGGGCGAAGATGCTTCTCTTTATCCTTATATTAAGGATTCTAGTGAGTCTTGGTCTATTGAAACCGCTGAACCAGAAAGCGATGTGAAGATCAGACAACACACCTTCAGGGTAACGCATAATCTATCTGCTGTTGGTCAGAGAGTTTTCTTCGCTTCGGGCAGCAATCATTTACATGGCGTGATTAACCGCGAACCTTGGGAATGGGCTAAATCGTGGTGCGAATCAAAACTAATTACGAATCCAGTCTATCCTGTTATGACGAGTGGAGCGTCAAGCGGAATTCTAAACTATCCCAGCGGGTATCTTAATGCTTACAACCATCTACGAACTTATACTATTGATAAGGGTGCTGGTGCATATGCTGTTAATGATACTTGGATTTTATCTAGTGGCAATGCTTTTGAAGACTTTTCTATTACTGTGCAGCAAAGTGCTGATGATGGTCTTACCGCTGTTTCGGTAGAAGGTAATATTCAGGGCTTAGAGTCTATTAATTATCTTGCTAACAATAATAACGTTGTTGTGAGCAAGTGGGAAGCTGCTTCAGGTTTATTTAACACTGTTAGTGGAAACATTTATAATAGGGCTAATGTATACAACGGCAGTCTGCATACTACTCCTCTTAATTCTACTATTGGACGTAACCCAGTAGCGGGAACAATTAATTATAACTTTACATTTAATGATCGCCCCAGTAATTGTATTGCTTCTAACGTTATTATTAGTGAGCTAATTGAAATTGAGGTTACAAACCCGACAGATATCTTTAGTAATATTGCTATTGTGGGCCGAAGTGCTGGAGCTTTATTACAAGATATGAATACTTCTACGGCGGCTGGTCGTTTATTAAATATTGAAGTGGTGTATAAACCTAGTGGATGTTTATATGGGCCACCCGTAAATATCATTGAAGGCATCAACAGTTATATTGCTGCCTATTCTGGTTCTATTGGAACCAGCCAGATTTTTAGATATACAGACACAGAAAACTCGTCAATTAAGACTGGAAGATATCGTCGTACTATTGGGTGGACTTTGGGTAACTGCTCCTAATGGCGACTAATAATTGTACGCCCGCAAACTTATTCGGGCCATTTGAACATACTCTTTTTCTTGGTTTATCAGTCAGAAGTTTTACTTCTAATCTAGGACTGCAAGGTGAAACTACGTCTCTAACCGTAGAACTAATTTATGACCCGTGTAGTAGCACTACTGGTAAACGTTATTATGATGAATTATTACGCCCACAACTATGGTACGGCCCCGACCCTAAAGACACATATTTTCCGCCTGTAGTTGGTTGTCCAGTTTACTTTAGAATCGGCACGTATGAATTTGCAGGAATCTTGCAACGGTGGGAGCAAAACGGTTCAGTTGACGGAAATCCAGTATTTCTTGTTACTATTTCTGGCCCCAGAGAATTACTAGATGGTGTTCAACTTATTACCAAAGATTACGCTGGTAGAGTTGGCACTAACTATAACATTCTAAATTGTTATGGTTTGTTAGAACATATCAATCCTGGCTCCGTCTGTTGTGCTGGGTATGATCCCTTTTGGTCTACTGTTAATGGTTTCCCAACTCCAGCTTTCGTAGCTTCCTCATTCGGTGGGGCTGATGTTAGCGAAGCAGGTATGACCTGGAAATCTATTAAGAGAGCGGTTCACTTACTTACTTGTAGAACCAACCCTCTCTTGTCTACAATTGCAGACCCTTTATCTAACTTTTGCTACTCAGGACGAGTAGTTTTTAGGGGTGATGGTCGTATAGGTATGGGATATCTACCCCGTGATCCACGTTTCGATATTTTTAATACCGCCTACGCTTCCTACTGTGTGGACTTATCAGAAATTCCTGATGGGCCTTATTTTACTATTGGTGAGAATGCTTTCAACATTAGGATTGGTGACGGCGGCTCTATGACGCTAGGTGATGCCCTAGACGAAATTTCTGCTCGTCTTGGATTCGACTACTACGTAGATTTACTGCCCGCGTTTATGTTTGGCACACTTACTAATATTATTCGCGTTCGTGGTATGTCTAAAAAGGAACAATATGACACTAATGCTATTCAAGCTTTCGTAAATAGTCAGCCTGGCAAGATTACATATAACTACGGGCGTGAGCTAAGAAATGAGCCCACCGCTGCCCTAATCTTTGGCGATAACAGAAGAGACATTATTGAGGCTAGTGGTAGTTTTGTTGTACCTTATTGGGGAACAGACTTAGCTGGCGATATTATCTTTGGTTCAAATAATGATTTAGACGATGAGCATGAAGTTACAATTGATATTGCTGACTTAGGTATTTTAGACGTGGATGATAACCCGATAGACAGCTATTCTTTTACTGTTGGTGAATTACGGGCTGCGATTATTGGAATGGACTTATGGCTCAGTTATGTTACTAGCCAAGATCATCCCATTGCTACATCTTTGGGTTTAAATGCTACTTGGGGAAACTTACCACAAGCTGCTATTCAAGAATTTATCGCAAATGTTAAACCTGGGCTTACTCTAAACAACTTTGTTACAGTAAAAAAGATAGACACAAATATTAATACTGTAACTCTACTATATAATTACATCAGGAAATTTGCTGACGAATATTTTGGGCGGAAGTTTATTATGCCCGTGCCACAAACTTGTATCAGATACTCCACTGACGATATTGCCTATCAAACTAGTCACGAGCCTTCGCCAGAGGGTGGTTGGCCCGTCGTTGTCAATCCGCTAAGTATGTCGTCTGTAGGGTTATTTTACTTTAGAACTGATGAGGGCCTATTACAGCCATTCGTGCAATTTGGTTCTGTAAAAGCCGCAGAAATTGATTTCTCTACTTTAGATCAGAACGATTATATAACTGATGGAACCAGCGTGTACCTACCCTGTACGGTAGAGTCAGACTATGTTTATCTAGACAATGCCACCAAATGTTCTCCATACATTGTTGTTACGTTAAATAATCCCGTCACAGAACGTTTAGCTAACGATGATGCAGTAATTTTTGATGGCATCGTAGCTACACTTATTCAACAGTTAGTTCTCATGGGAAATAATGGAGATGCTGGTGCTGCTCTATTGGGTGCTAATGAAGCTCTTGTTAGAAATAAACTTAGTAGCATTTTTGATAATAGTACTGGTCGATTCTTTAACTCTATCCCTATGGGTAATGTTAGATATAAGCCCGATGGTACCCTAGCTGCTATCAAGAGCAATATTCTAACTTACGGCCCCTGGTCATCTCAAGATGTTGCTACGTGTTTTGTTGTCCCAGATATTAATATCATTCCTGGGCAAACTATTGTTGAGCGTGATACAGATATGGTTCCCTGGAATTTTAATGGGGAAAATGTACTTAACTGCTTTGGTATTCTTAAGGCTAGGGATTTAGTTGCTAAAGCTCAAAGCATAGAAATGGGTAGTATTAGGGTAGCTGGTCTACCTGTTTTGCCTTTGGGTCATGAAATTATGGCTTCGGCTCCACAACTTGCCCAGTTTAGAAATATGTCTTCTTTCACAGACGGGTCTATTTCTTATGCTTTGTTAGAACTCTTAGACCAAGACGGTAATAACCAATTCGGAGCTAGTTTGACTACTTGGGTCGGACTTTATGGCCCCAGCATTTCATCCATCAATGTGTCCTATTCTGATTCGGAAGTAACAACAGAATACGTCTTTCGTACTTATACTAAACAAATTCGTGGTAATCAATCTAAAGCTGCTATTGAAAAATTTCGTAAAGTAGCTTCTACTCGTCTAGCCGTGTCGAAAACCATTACTTCTTTCGTTAATGCTAGATTAAATCAACGTCGTTCAAATCAGTTAGCGATTGAACGTGGGCTTGACGGTGATCCTGCTGGCGGTGGTTTCTTCAATATTGCTGATATTCATGCTGACAATCGTTCCAAAATTGGGCGAAGCATGGCAGCTAAAAATTCTGATTCACACAATGTTTTGATGGGCGGTAGTGATAGATATTTCGGGGCTCCATCGGGTTTAGCGGCTAGTGGTGGTTCTGCTTACCTAGTTGATAATGATCCCTGGACTATGCAATCTACTGCTTTTGTTAATCCTCAAACAGCTATGTCTGATATTGATGTTAGTTTGCTAGGTGTCGAAATTACTGGCTACCGCTCGTTTGCTGAAGTTAACACTCTAATTCGCCCAGTTATTTTTCCTGGTACTAGTGGTAATTTTACCAAGCTAGACAATTCTTGTCCTCTCTCACAATATGAGCCGCCTGGTTCTGGTTCTAGTAGTAATGTTTATAATCGACCGCCAGCTTTCAGTTCTGTTAGTGCTACTGGTACTCTAACTACAAGTTCTGGTACGAACTCAGTAACTTCTATTACTATGAATCCATTTTTCCATCCTGGCTTTGCCCTTGATCCTAGCGGGCATCGTAGCGTGGGTGGTCACGATATGGATTTTATTTTGAAATATAGTTCTAGTGGTTTGATGGAGGAATTTGGTCATAACTTTGTTACTGCTTATTCTGGTTACTATGATGCTTACAAATATGGTGGTTTTGCCATTAAAGGTCCACTTGTTTTAACTGGCTGGGGTTTTGATACTGAGGGTTATCCTGTACCTAACTCAAATTCTGTTTCTGGGGTTGATCCTGTAACCAGAAGTAATTATTTTGCTCCAAACTTTGGTCGTAAACCCGCCCGTTGGAAAACTGGTCCTGTAGACTTACGCTGGGATTATTCTAAGGGCATGTGGGTTGCTGGTTCGACTTCTTATTCGTTGGTTCTAGCTAAATTAAATCAGCATATCGGGGCTGATGTTGAAACTACTGCTCAAACCGCCGCATCTGGTAATACTGCCACTCTGATTAATTATGACGGTACTACCGTAAGCGGAAACAGTATTGTTCCTATTACTAATGTTCTTGGCCACCCAATTGGGTCTGGTTCTAGGGTATTATTGGAATATGATCCAGCTAGATTTACTTATCTAATTGCGAACGCTGAATATAAACCAGTTTGTGTAGTTACTAAGGTAGACTGTTATCCAGATGAAGATAACGTTTCTCGTTTAGAAGTTTGTTATCGTACTCTATATGTTAACGCTGGTTTCAGTACAGAGCGTTGTGTTAATGATGATCCTGCTGCTAGTGGTGACGCCCCCGATTCTGGTAACTGTGGTGGTTCAACTTTTGATTATCCAACCAGTGGTGTTGCTGGCGAAGGTAGCCCAGCTTTGCCAGGCGCAGCCGCCTACTACAACGGCATTGGATACAACGTTATGTCGTTCGGTGCCGCTGGCGATGGTGTTACTGATGATACTGAACCTTTACAAGAAGCTTATGACTTCGTAGGAGGATTAGCTAATGGAGGTACAGTTTACTATCCAGAGGGCGTTTTCTTAACTACACGCCAAAGTGCTCAGGGTGCTTTTAACTATAACTTAAATATTACTGGTGATAACATTAGAAGTTATGGTGCTGGTAGAAACACAATTATTACTAACAATGGTGGAACTGCTGGCTCTATTTTCAGAAGTTCTATTACTATTAATCAAACTAATATTGCCTTTGAAAATATGACCATTGATGGTAATTGGTCAAATATCACCTGGGGTTGGGATAACTATGCCGAGGCTAGTGGTGTTATAACTAATAGTGGTAGTGCTGTTGCGAACATTATCGACCAACATGGTATTGCCATGTACGGGGTAAAAAATGTACTAGTTAGGGGTGTGCATATCAAAAATATTGGTATGAACGCTATTCATCTTGGCTCGTGTATGGATGCCGAAGTAGTTGATAATACCATTGAGAATGTTGGAAAGTGTGGAGTTTATTCGCTAGCTAGTGCTGGACTAATCGTAGATAATAATACGATTAACTACTGTAATGACAGTCCTGATAGTGGAGTAACTAAAGATTACTTTTTAGATGTATCTGGTGGTTGGGCCGCTGTATACATTGATTCTATGCCCAGCGGTACAGCTATTGATTCATCTTTAAACAATACTTCTATTACTAATAATAGAATTAAAACTTATACCAGTAAGGGTATTGTTGTCAAGAATACCGCTAGCGAAGTTATTATTTCCGAGAATAAAATTGAGAGTAGGTTATTACTATCTTCCGCGTTTGGTGGTCGCCCACTCATTCAATTCTACTTAGCTGGTAGTCCCACTCAGGAACCACTTGTTTGTACAAATAATGTTCTAAGTAATACCGACTTTAGAGGATTAGGTCTAACTGTAGAGGCTTATGATGTTGACGATCTAATTTTTGCTGACAACAAAATTTATGGTCTGTCTCCTTCGTCGTTTATTGGGTGTGATTCATCCCATATTAATGGAAACAGGTGGCAAAATACTTCTGGTATTTATGGGGTTTATTTTGGTGGTACCAGCGGTAATTATGTATACAATTCTTCGTTTAGTCATAATATTATTAATGGTCATACTGGACGTATGGGAGTATACTGTATTTATGTAAGAGACAGTTTACTAGAAAGTAACATATTCCGAAATATGCCTAATAGTTCTGGTATATGGTTAGAATTAACTTACGGCTCAGAAATTAATCATAATTTACATATGAGTGGGTGTGGCTTTGCTTTTGACCCAACTAATACTGTTTCTGGATGTATTATTTCTCACAATATGGCTGCTAGCCATTATGTTACATCTGGGCAACTAGAATATAATTATGCCGACCACAATATTCCAGGTACATATAATTCATCTGCTAGTTTGACTTTAGGACTACAACCTAGTGGGGTTACATTTGGTAGTTTATTGGGTGGATTGTCACAAAGCACAACTAATTTCTTTTGGAATGACACTAGTAAATATTTGTTTGCGAACGAACTTAGAACGTCAGGCGAGAAAATTACTGGTGGAGATTTGGAATTTATGACCATTGG